AAAAAAGATATCCTAGATGAATTATATCTAATGGAAATCATTGAAATACTTTCTGATTGTGATGTTTTGATGGAACTTCCAATGGAAACATTAAAATCATTAATAGAAGAAGTAAATTTCTTGTCTACAACCCCTAAATTAACTAATGTAGATACAATCTATATTGATTCACAGTTATATAAGTGTGTTAATTTGAATGAATTGACAGCAGGTGAATACATCTCCATAAAAATGTTAATGGGTGATGAGAAGACAGTTTTACAAGGACTTCCAAAATTACTTTCTATTATAGTTAGACCAGCAGAAGAATTTATTGATAAAGAAACAGGTGAGAAAAGGTATAAAATAGAAAAATTTGCAGTTGAAAATCTAGAATGGAGAGCTAATAAGTTTCTAGGTTTGAGAGTTGTTGATGTACTTCATTGGACAACTTTTTTTTTGACTGGGAAAAGGTCATCATCACCAATTTCTCAACGCTCTACAAACCAGAAGGTGATAAAAAAAGAGACTCATGGGCACCTGTAATCCCAGAACAATTTAATTGGTTAGCAATGATAGATAGATTGGCAAATGGAGATATAACAAAACATGATAAAATATATGAACAGAATTGGTTAAGTTGTTTAAATCTCCTAGCTTATTATAAGTCAAGAGATAAGTATATCGAATATGAAAATAAAATGAGAAATGGCAAATAATACACCACAACTTGGGATGATAATCTCAATATTTAAAGATTTATCCATTAGACATGAGATGATTAATGATTTCATAGTTGGCGCACCATCTGAACTTGGAGCAGCTAGACCATTACTATTCCCATATCTATGGCTAGACTATGATTCATCTATAATATCTGGAGCAGTTAATTCAAATGCTCAAACAATTACTTATGTAATGAGTGTTGCTGTAATGGATAAGATAAAGAAAGGTGATTCTAATTATGATAATATCTTATCAGATACACATTATATTCTATCTACGATAATCGCAGAGATGTCACAACATCAATATTATGCTAATATGAATATTAAATTGGATGGTGATATTGTGTTTACAACAGCTCAGGAATTCTCAGATGATAACTCAAATGGATGGATTGCCACTTTCAAATTGAAAGTACCAATGAGATATACTTATTGTAATTCACCAATAGAACCAATTACAGGATATCAAACAGCTTATCAAGATAATATAACCACTTATAGATTAGTAGGTTCACAAGGATTTCAAGGTATTCAAGGACTCCAAGGTAGTCAAGGCAACCAAGGTATTCTAGGTTCACAAGGAACCCAAGGATTCCAAGGAGCCGGTTCCACAGCAAGTGGAACACAGGGTCTTCAAGGTTTCCAGGGAAATCAAGGATTTAAAGGTGACCCAGCAACTCCTGGAGCAGCAGCCTATGGAGAAATTTATATTCATAATGGTGCCCAATCCATGACATTGACTGCCTCAAATACCTATTATCAAATTGTTACGGCAACATTTACTCCGGGTCAATTGAATGGATTCTCTGCTGTCGATACGAATGCAATGCAATGTAATATTGGTGGTGTTTATCATTTAACAACACAGATTTCATTTGCCACAATTGCAGCTCCTGAATTCACATTTAAAATACATGTTAATAATATAGAATATAATGATTTAGATGTCGATATTGATGCTACTTCTGGTTTTAATCCATGTAATATATCTGGATTAATCGAATTATCACCAGGAGATGTAATTACCCTCTGGGTATCATGTAATTTACCATCAAAAACTATTACAATCAAGCATTGTAATATTGCTGTCAGTGCTATATCTGGTGCTACTGGTGGAACAGGTTCTCAGGGATTCCAGGGTCTTCAAGGACCACCAACTGCTCCAACAGGACTTAGATGGGCAGTAACATCTAATTCAACATCAGCATTAATATTAAGTGGTAAAATATCTTCAGATAACCAAGGTCAGTTTAATACAGCATCTATAGTTTATATAAATAAATATCCATTTAATACAGGCTCACCTGTTAATGATTTAATTGAGAGTTGGGAAACTGGTGATATACTATCAATTGATTTTTGGAAATATGACTTTATATTTAATGATTGGGATATGGTTTCTTTTGCTGTGACCCAATTAACTGGAAATCCATCCCCATCTATAAATGGATATATAATTCCAATTAGTATAATTGATTCGGGAATAACATATTCAACATCTGACCTCATTTATGCTTTTCCATATATTACAAAGACTGGACAAATTGGAGCAACTGGTTCACAGGGATTCCAGGGGATTCAGGGAAGGCAAGGACTCCAAGGCAATCAAGGACTCCAAGGCAATCAAGGACTCCAAGGCAATCAAGGACTCCAAGGCAATCAAGGATTCCAAGGCAATCAAGGTTCACAAGGTATAAATGGAGCAGCATCGGCAAACTCACTTCTATGGCAATATGATACTGCAGTGCCACCAACAGTACGCGGTATTATCTATTTAAATAATATTACATGGGCAACCATAACTTCCTTGACTCTAAATGAAGAATCATATGTTTCTCCATCAGTAACTCAAAATGCAAAGAATTGGCTAATATCTTTGGGAACTTTTATTAATTCGGCTACCGTTTATCTACAAATAACAAATGTTTTAAACTCCTCAGAATTTTGCATATATGAAATATCATCATTTTTAAATACTGGATTAGATTATCAACTCACAATATCATCAATATTAAGTTCCTCTGGTGCACCAAGTAGAAGTAGTGTTTATGTTATATCATACATTGGAATTGGAACTGATGGAACACAAGGTAGTCAGGGTTCACAGGGTTTCCAAGGTTTCCAAGGTTTCCAAGGTTTAGTTGGTGCGACTGGAAGACAAGGAATACAGGGAACAACTGGAATTGGAACACAAGGTTCACAGGGTTTCCAGGGATTCCAAGGAAGACAGGGAATACAGGGAACAACTGGAATTGGTACACAAGGTTTTACAGGCCCGACAGGTAATCAAGGTTTTCAGGGATTCCAAGGTAATCAAGGTTTGCAAGGACTTCAGGGTTTACAGGGGATTCAAGGATTCCAAGGTTGGCAAGGACCATCTAGTGGTTCTGGTGACACAACTTCATATCTGTATCTATCAAGTTACGCATCATCTGGAACACTTCTTAATTGGGTTACTGGATTTACGTTCTCAGTAGATGCTAACTCTAAATATATGTTAGATGCCTATGGTAGCTGGAGAGGAAACAACGCAACATGTAATCCATCCATGGGTATGTCATCATCAATTACTGGAATGACTATTTCTTGGTGGATTAGAAGACAGGCCTTATCTACACCAACATCGAACCAAATAATGGGACAGAATGGTTCAGCGGTTCCAGGAGCTGCCACAATAACTGCAAATACAGATTTAGTTCTTATAGCAGAATCATCTATAATAACAGGCACCAATGCTGGATATGCGGGAATGATTATGTCAGTTCCTGCAAATACAGCAACTATTAAAGAAATGGTTATTAAAATAACTAAGACTGGAATTTAATCTTTAAAATATTTCTAAAGAAATATATATACTTATATGATAATTGATTTCATTGGTCAACAAATTATTGATGAGATAAAGAAAAATCTTATAAAAGAGGATAAAATTGCCACAGGTAAGCTTATTAAATCTCTAGATTATAGGACTCTTAAGACAGTTGAGGGATGGACAATTCAAATTCTAGGTGAAAAATATTTAGAATTTGTTGATAAAGGTAGAAAGCCTGGAAAGCAGCCACCAATTGCTCCAATTCTTAAATGGATTCAATCAAAACCTATTAAATTTATTGGAAAAACTGATAAACAGGCGGCTTTTCTTATAGCTAGGTCAATTGGAAAGAAAGGAATTGTCCCAACGAATGTTATTAACAAGTCAGTTAAGAAGATTTTAGATAATCTTCAAGAAATTATCTCTATAGAAAAATTATACTCAATATGAATGTAACATTATTATCAGAACCGAAGTTTTTATGTCCTTTGAATGCTCCTGTTTGGTTTAATTCTAGTGCAGATTGGGCAACAGTTCAGAATTTCAAATATGTTTATACAGTTAGACAAATAGACCCATCATCAACATCTGTAATTGCTGAATTGGGAAACTATCCTATACCACCATCACCAACAGGAACTTCATATTTCTCACCAAATAAAATATTAAGGACGAAATTTGTTTATTCATTAGTTGGTTCTTTAGGTGGATATGTAGCTGATACTAATTATATGGTTAAATATAATGTTAAATATGGATTCAGAACTGATTTGGTCCTTGATTACTTTGATGAATATTATGATGGTGGATTTGTTGGATTAACTTTCTCATATCCACATAATTTAATTGTTAATCAACAGATTGAAGTACATACAAATGGAACTTTAAATCCAACATATAATACAGCAGCTACAGTATCATCAGTCCCAAATCCATATTATATCAAAACAGATATACCATGGGGACTTTCGGGTCCTGTCTTAGGTGGTGATGTTAAAATAATCTATTATGATGCAATTCAATATGTCACATCACAAGGAACACTTGGGATAAACTTTAATTGTCCCCATTTCTTCCTAGTTGGTGATATAGTTACAATTGATAAAAGAGATAAATCAATTAATATAGAATATGATGGTACTGCATCAGTAGTTGCTGTTGCTTCAAATAGAATTGCCCTAAACAAAGAATTTGGAACAACTTCATCAGTCGTTGGTGATAATGGTGGTTATATTTCTAGAATGCAAAGAACAGTTGGTACATCATCAACAATTTATGGATATAATGGAACTAGACAATATGATGAGAATACAAGAGATTTCGGATTAAGTTTCTCAGTATCATCTACAAGCATAACCTCTGACGGTCTGACAGCAGCAGGATTCTTGACAACTTATGATGGTTGGAAAGACGTTCCATTGGCTTATCATGAGACTGCACAGATATTTGTAAAGACGGGTTCTGGGTTAATAAGATATAAAATAAGGACTTATAATTCTAGTTTTACTCAAATAGGTGGAGCTGAGGTTGTATTCTCACCGGGAGTCTCACAAACTTATACATTTGGAGTCGGACCACAAGATGTCTTGACGATATTCGGGTCTAGTATATTAAATGGAGCAACTTATTATAAGGTTTATTTAGATACAGTATCAGATTCATAAAAATAATAAACGAAATGTCAATATCCAAACCAATATTCAGAAAATTAAATACAGATTGCTCAATATATGAGACTATACAGATATGCTTTATAAATCAAACAGGTGGTAATGAATTCTGGTATTTTAATAAGGATTCTAAAAGAACTGTTACAACTGATAGACAAGAATTTAACAAGGTTTTATCACCAACATACCAAATAGGTAATAGGGGACGTACGGTGTATTCTGTCGTCTCTAGAGACGTTTGGAGAATAAATACAGATTGGATATCAGAATATGATTATTCGTTCCTAGAGCAATTAATTCAATCAACAGAGGCTTATTGGGTTAAGAATTCTGGAACAGAAATGCACCCAATAGTAATAATTAATAAAGATTATCCAATTAAAACAATGTTGAGAGATAATCTGTTTAATATGACATTAGATTTCGAAATGGCTTATGATAAAAATGTAGTATCACAATAATGACAAGATATGAATTACTCGTTGAAATAAACGGAGCTAAATATTACTTTGATACATTTCAATATGACCCTATTTCATTAAATTATGATATAGCTAATATTAAAGATATATCTGGAAGAAACAGTGCATATTCGAAGACTATTAAACTTCCTGATAATGCTCATAATAGAGAGGTACTTGGATTTATAACTAATCTATCAGTTGATTCAACAGTAGACGCTAATAAAGTTATCAAGGCTTGGATAATGGTAGATACTGTTCAAGTATTTGAGGGTAATTTACAATTAAAGAAATTCCAAAAGAATTTCAAAACAGGTGAATTTGAAATTGAAGTTGTCATTTATGCAGATAATGATACATTCTTTACTTTATTAGGTGATAAATATATTTCAGATTTGGATTTATCTGCTTATAATCACGATTGGACTGCGGATAATGTTAGATTCTCTTGGACTCAATCTGTAGGATTTCCTTGGAGGTATCCTTTGATTGATTATGGAAGTAATTGGAGTATTGGTGACTTGAATGGCTCTACTGCTTCTGGATTGACTCAAGGCTCTTCTACACAATCTATATCTGTTGATGAGATGTTCCCAGCTATATCTAGAAAAATTATATTTGATAGGATATTTCAAGAGGCTGGATTTACATATGATTCTGACTTTTTAAATTCTGATTATTTTAAAAACGAATATATTCCATTTTCTGGTGTTGGGCTACCCGGCACTACACCGGATAATCTATTATTCAAAGCTTCTTCTAACACAGAACAAATAATAGAAACATTTTCTGATGGTCCGGGTGGTAGACCAAATATAACATATGGTATTATACAAGCCTATGATTTTGATGACCCAAATAATTTATGGGATGATACAAATTTTTGGTATACGAATGAGTCTGATAATACATTATCTGTATCTTTTGACTTATTGGTTAGATATAGAATGTTATTAGATTATGGAATTGCTACGAGACTACAGGTATACAGTTCATTAGATATTGATGGAAATCCATCTCCTGATTGGGCAACTGGTACTGGTAGATTAGTGGCTGGTTCTTTAGTTCTTTTACTTAAAAGTGGTCCACTAGACACTCCTGTTCTTCATGACACTGTATCTAATGGACAAAATGAATATACTTCATATTATTCATCACCTTATTTAAATATTAGAAGTGGTGAAAAAATAAGATGTATATTTGTTGCACAAAATCAATCCTGGATAAATGGTTTAGATGCTGTAGCTTTATTAGAGGTTAATATTAGTAATAATATAAATCCATATGCTGTAGTTGGTATAGTGTTAGAAATTAATAATATACTTCCCAAGAAAATAAAACAAAGGGATTTTATTATATCAGCTTGTAGAGAATATAATTTATACATTGAGGCATCAAAAGATTATCCAAATACACTAGTAGTAGAGCCTAGGGACGATTATTATGCAAATGGTTCTATAAAAGATTGGACTAATAAACTGGATTTAAATCAATCAATAGATGTTGATATTTTAGCAGAGACACAAAATAGAATAACTACTTTTTCACATAAGGAAGATAAAGACTATCTAAATCAGGACTATAAGCAACAATTTAATGAAATTTATGGCCAATATGATTTTAATTCCGGTAATGAATTTGCAAAGACAAATAATAAAAAAATTGAATCTATATTCTCACCAACACCGTTGAATTTGGTACCTGGCTCGATTGGACTAATAATTCCATTAATAACAAAAGATACTCAATTTTCATATAGTCTTGATTCTAAAGGAAGATTGGAGACAAATATCCGAACTCTTCAGTGGGGCGGATTAATTGAATTTAATAATTTCTATGATAGAATTGCATTTGATGGTAAATATGTTACATCATCTAATAACTTATATGCTTATCCATATGCTGGTCATCTAGATAATCCATATTCTCCTACGGTTGATAATAATTTTGGAGACCCAATTAATGTTTATTTTCCAAATAGTGGATTAACGACTAATAATTTGTTTAATCGATTTTGGTACAAAACAATGTATGAATTAACTAATCGAAATTCTAGACTAGTTACAGCGAATTTTTATCTAACAGCCGAAGATATCTATAATTTTAGATTTTCTGATAGGATATATTTACAATTCGACGGGAATGGTCAATATTACAAAGTTAATAAAATTATTGACTTTAACCCAGGAATATCAAAAACTTGTAAAATTGAACTATTAAAAACTGATGAGATTAGAGTTAATACATTTATTAGTAAATTTATAGGTAAAGGTAAATCTATAAAGACTAGTGCTAATACAACAATAAGAGTAGAAGATGTTAAAATTGGGATTGAGGGTATAGATACAGGTATAAATAATTCTATTGGTGGATTTGAAACTTTTACAAATGGCAGTCAAAATCAAATAGATGGGACTAAGATAATAACTAACGGGGATGAAAATAAAATAGGTCTTGGAGATACTAATGCTATAATAAATGGTGATGAAAATAAAATAGGAGAATTAGTTGATAAGTCTATTACAGGTGGTGACAATAACACAATTGGTACTTTCTCACAGAATATCTACACCTATGGTGATAATAATACAATAGGGACAGCTTCACAGAATATTTATACATTCGGAAATAATAATACATTTGCAGATGGTGTCACATCTTCTTTTGTTATAGGTAATAATGTAAATGCGACTCAATCAAATTCTGTTTATATTTCAGGGAATATCATATTCTCTGGAACTATCTCAGGCTCTTTCTCTATTCCAATTGGATTACAAGATGTCTTAGATTATAATAACATTGATGATGACACTCAGTTCTCAATTGAGCCAGATAATAATATTATACTAGGAAGGACAAACAGTAATATTTCAGGCTCTTCATTTGATAGTACTATATTCGGAAATAACAATGATATAATAGATTCAACAGGTGCATTTGTATCTGGTCTTGATAACGTAATAAACTTTTCAAATGCTACATTTGTTTATGGTTACCAAAACACGGCAACAAATTCTGTATTCTCTGGAATATTCGGACAGTCAAATTATTCAAGTGGTCCTTGGAATTTCATTGTTGGTCAGGGCAATAAACATAATTTATCAACAGCTGGATTTATATCTGGTATTGGTAATTATATTACTGCGTCATTATATGGTGTTATACTTGGTGGAATTGATAATGGATTAGACACAACAACTAGTTCTGTTATAATAGGAGGCCATAATCATTTATTAGACGATGTAGAAAATTCTGCTATAATTGGTGGGTTTGGAGTTATAGGAACACAATCTAATACAGTTTATTTACCAAACTTATATATAACTGGAGATATTTCAATTAATGGAACTTCTCTTGACTTGGGAGCATCCTTCTCGGTTATTGGTGGAACAAATAACTATATTTATGGAAACTCAACAGCTTCGATTATTGCAGGTGGCGATGGTAACTATGTCTCAGCATCCCAATATTCTGTTATTCTAGGTGGACAAAACAACCACGTTGAATTAGGTCAATTTGACACCATTCTAGGTTCTCTAGAATCTTATATTTATGATTCAGAGTATTCTAATATCGTTGCTTCTAAAGATTCTTATATTGTAGATTCTAGCGCATCTTCTATATTTGGTTCTGAGTTTGTGAATATTGATTCGTCTACACAGTCTTCAATAATATCTTCTTACCAATTATCTGGTTTGACAAATTCAGAAAACTCATCCCTCATATCCACTTATAATTCTAAAGCTTCCAATTCTGATAGTTTATGTTTAATTGGTGGAAGTGGAAATAATGTTTTTGATAGTGATACCTCGTTTGTGGCTTCTGCAAGACAAGTAACTATTCAACGACAACTTCCATCTGGTGATGGTTTTAATAGAACTATGTATGTCATCGGTGGTTATAGTGCGTTATATGATGGTTACTGTAGGAATATTATGGACCTACGCCCATATATAAATCAATATTATAATGTTATAGATTCCTTTTTCCAAAATTCACAATTCTGTACTGTTTACGATTTAACTGGATTCGATATGATATCGTGTACCTCTGTATCAGCCACAATGTCTGCATCTTCGGAATCATCATTGAATAAATGCTCATTCATAGAAATACAGAGTGTTAATAATTGTCTTTTGAATTTCGTAAGAAGCTCACTCCTTTATAGATTAGAATTCACATCTATGTTTAATTGTTATAACATAACTGCTGATGGTGTTGGATATTCCTTAATATCAAATTTATATAACTCATTTATTTATGGAATAACAGCCTCAACAATTCTAGCTCCTATTAATTTATCAGCTACTGCTTCTTATAATATTTCTATTCTTGGAAGTGAGAACTTAGTTGTTGATGGATTAACTCAGTCTGAAGTAATCGGTGGAACTGGAAATGTATTTAAGAGTTCACAATATTCTTTGATGGCTGGTGGAAATGGAAACTTCTTGACACAATCAATCTACTCACAGATGATTGGTGGATTTTCCAATAATCTAAATGGTTCTTATAACTCTATTATTATCGGAGGTAATAATAATGAATTACAGACATCCTTCCAATCAGCTATTATTATCGGAGGTAATAATAATACAATAGGACCGATTAATGGTGGATGGTCCACAATCGTTGGTGGTGATACAAACACAATTGTCGGATTCTATGCAAACATTTCTGGTGGTGTAAATAACGTCATTGGATATGGAACATATTCTAATGGTAATTATTCGTTTATTGGTGGTGGTTGGGGTAATGCAATCTATTCAACACAATCATCACCTTGTAGAGAATCTGGAATAGTTGGAGGATTTGAAAATCTTATTTCTACTAGATGGTCATTTATTGGTGGTGGATATCAGAATAATATCAAATCTGCTGCCACGCAATCTTGTATATTAGGTGGATATAGAAATCGAGTTGAAAATAATGTCGAGAGGTCTATAGTTTTAGGAGGCCATGATATTATAGCTACTCAGAATGATACAGTATATGTACCAAACTTCATACCTAAATCAGATACACCATCCTCTACAGTTCAATCATCCGCTGGAACTGGAGCAACTGTTTCTATATCAGGAACAAATATTGCTGGTTCTATATCTATTACTGCTGGAACGGGAACTGGAACGGGACAAATACTATCTGTCACATTCTCAAACTCATTTAATTATCCAAATGGGTGTTCAGTTGTCCTGTTTGCTTCAGATTCTTTGAGTGCATCTTATGTCTCTCTGGTATATGCAACTGGTGCAACAAATGCGTGGTCAGTTTTTGTGACTTCACCCCTATCAACTTCCCAAACATACACATGGAATTACCAAGTGATTGGTTATTAATATTAAATCTAAAAAATATATATACATACGATGGCCGACGTAATCAAAACCATAAATTTAGATTTTGGTGATTCCGAAGAGGAATTAAATAGAATTAAAAATTCACTTAGTGGATTAAATCAAATTGATTTGTCTCAAATACAGACATCAATTGATATTATAAAGGATAATATTCAAAATATAACTTTTGAAAATCTATCAAACATTCCCGCAATTCCTGTGGATATTATTCCAAATTTTGGAGATATTCAAGATATTCCACCTATTCCTGTGGATATCATTCCGAATGTTGATGAAATTGTAATACCAGACATTCCAAATCAAGAATATGAAGTAATACCAAATGTTGAGACCCCTGATATTCCAGAGGTCCCAAATCAAGAATATGATATCACTCCAATTGTAGAAGAACCAATTATTCCTACTGTAGATGATGTAACATACGAAGTAGTGCCAAATGTTGAGACTCCTGAGATTCCAGATGTTCCAAATCAAGAATATGATATCACTCCAATTGTTGAGACTCCTGAGATTCCAGATGTTCCAAATCAAGAATATGACATCACGCCAATTGTCGAACCAATTGATATTCCTCAGCCAGAAGATGTTCAAGTAGATGTAATACCAAATATACAGAATATTAAAACTCCAGAGTTACCACCTATTAAATTAGATGTAACAACTGATAAGACTAAAATAGATGCCTTAATTAATTCATTAAAGAAAGGAACAAATATTCCATTGAATATAATTCCTGATGATAAGAAAGTTAAAACAACTGTTGACTCTATTAAGAAATCTATTCAAGGTATATCTGATGAGGAAGTAAATATCAATGTTAAGTCAAATATTCCAGAGGTTTCTAAAAATGTAGATGACTTACGTACAGATTTGCAAAAGAAAATAGAGATTGCAATTGATACTCAAAAGTCTGCAACCTCAATACGTGACTTCAGAGCTTCCCAAAAAGAATTACAAGGATTATTACTACAAATTGGAGATGAAGGCTCTAAAGATTTCGAAAAGGTAGCCGTTGCTATAGGAACAGGTAATGATAAGATGGATGATTTGAATACAAAAATCAAATCTCTATCAAAAGCCCCAATTGAAAATCTATCATCTGGATTTAAAGGTGTTAGAGATTCTATACTTTCTTTGAATTTTGAAGAATTTAATGACAGAGTCAAGAATCTATCAGTTATTTCTAAGCAAGTTAGCTTTAAAGACCTATCTGGTTCCATATTAGAGACAGGAAAATCATTTGCAACTCTTGGAAAACTTATTGCAACTAATCCATTGGGATTATTAATCACAGGTATATCATTATTAATAGCTAATTTCGATAAAATTAAAGATGCCTTAGGTCCTTTATTAGTTCAATTTGAATTAATTGGTGATGTTATAGGATTTATAACAGATGCTTTCTTTGCTTTAACAGATGCAATTGGATTAACTTCTAAAGCTGAGCAAGATGCAGCTGATAAATCAATTGCATCTAATGAGAAAAGAAAAAAAGCTGCACAAGACAATCTAAATGCTCAAGAAGCTTATTATTCTGCTACTAAAGATTTATCTGATGAGGAAATTAAGCAAATTGAGAAAAGAACCGGTGTAGTAATTAAAAATGAAGAGGATATTCTTGATATAAGGGTTAAGACTGCTGAAGATACCATAAGATTAAATGAGGCGACACTAGAAGAATTAAAATCTTTGGAGGCAGCAAAGGGTAAATTATCTGAGGACGAGATTAAACAGAAAGAAGAATTAGTTAAAGAAATTCAAAAAGCTAATGAAGATATAGTAAAATCTGAAGCTGATAGGATTTCTCAACAAAAAGCTTTAATACAGAAGTCTGAACAGCAAAAAACAGCTCTTGAAATACAAGCAATCACTGATAGTAAAGAAAGAGCTAAGCGACAAATTGAAGAAGATAAGAAAGCTAGAGAAGAATCTATTGATTTACCTAAGTTAGAAGCAGATTTAAATCGTGTAAAAGATACCTATGAAGCAAAACAGAAAGAAATAGAACAATTCAAAGTTAAAGGTTTATTAACTGGTGATTTCAAAACTCAAAAAGAAAATGAATTAAAGACGATTGAAGAATCTCTTAAGACGGTTCAAACAATATTTAGTAATGCAAATATTTCTTTATTAGATAGTAATAAAATTGCCGAGAATCAACAGAAAGAATTAGATAAACAAAATCGCGAGGATGCTATTAGTAATGCTGAAAGAATAACTCAGATAAAGTTAAAGAATTTAACAGATGAACAACAGATATTAATTAATAAGACGGTTGAGAATACTGCGGAAAGACTTCAAGCTGAAATTACATCTTCTAAAAAGATTGAGGAATTTGTTAAGACTAGAGGAAAAACTCTTGGATTAACTGAAAATGAAATTACTTTAAAAATACAAGAGGAAACTAAAAAAAGAGAAGAACTAGAAAAGAATTATTCAACAGAGATAATCAGATTAAATAATGAGAAGACGATATCTAGAATAAACCTAGAAGTTTTGAATGCTTCCACATTAGAAGAAAGATTAAAAGCAAATACTAGTTTAATCGAAGAGAGCGCCCGTCAAGAAATTCAACAACTAAGACAAACAGTTACTGATAAAGAATTATTAGCGTTAAAGGAAGAAGAGATTATTAAAAAGAAAAATCAAGATATAAGACAGTCAAATCTTGAAATTGAGACCGAGGAAAGAACATCTATAATTGAGACAAATTTATTAAGAGTTCAAAATGATATAAAACAAAATGAAAAACTTCCACAATTAACAGCTGAGAGAATTCAAAATATTAAAACCATTTATAATGCTGAATTAGAGGCTTTGAATGAAAAAGAGCAATTAGAATTAGCAGCTGTTGAAGATAATGAAAAGAAAAAGGAAGAGATTCGTGAGAAGTATAGAGGAGAAAGATTAGATGCTGAAAAGAAATTATCTGATGATATTCAAAAAGAAAGAGATAAAGAAGCTCAACAACTTCAAGAAGGACTACAAGGAATTAATTTATTATTACAGTCTACGAATGGAGCTGTCGGGGAGATTGGTCAATCAATCAATAATCTTATCGGTGGAATAACAACACAATTACCAAATCTATTTAAGACTATAAACGATGAGACAGCTACTTCATCTGAAAAAGTTGGAGCTTATTTAGCTGTAGCTCAAACCGCTGTTTCTGGAATTGGTCAAGTTCTTTCATCTATATCAAATCAAAGACTTGAGGAAATAAATCAAGAAGAGACAGCTGCTACTACAGCAGCTGAGACTGAATATAATTCTCAATTAAATTATATTAATGCTAATATAGTAGATGAAGAGAAAAGAAAGACAGCTATTGCAGAACTAGATAAAAAGACAGCTAAATCTAATGATGACCTAAGAAAGAAATATGCAAAAATAGAATTAGATGAGAAGAGAAAAGCTTTTAATCAACAAAAAGCAATCTCAACCGTCCAAGCTGTTATAGGAACAGCTCAAGGTGTTGTCCAGGCCTTAACAGCTGGTCCAGTAGCTGGTCCTATCCTAGCAGGTGTTGTTGGAGCATTAGGAGCAGTCCAAATTGCTTTAATACAATCTCAGAAATTCCCAGAAGGTGGTTCTGCAGGTGGAGTTAGTTCTGGTGGAGGAAGTATAAGTGCTGCTGGTGGAGCTCCCGCAAGCCCAACACCATTTCAAGCTCCTGAATTCTTTGGAATTGGTGGACAACAACAAGGAACAACACCACCTCCAACACCAGTTATTATAGAAAATAACATACTAGAAACCGATATAACTAGGACTCAAAGGACCGTTGGTATAATTGAGACTAGAGCAAGTATTGTATAAAAATAATTAATAAAAATGAGTAAGAAAAAATTCAAAGATAAAGATTTCCCAACTTATGAAGTTATGATAGATGATGAAGATACCTCAACTGGATTCAATCTTATATCTATTGTGAAGGACCCAGCTATTGGAGTTAGAGCAATGGCTTTCCGTGATGAAACAAAACCATTTAAAATGGAATTTGCTATAAGTCAAGATAAACAAATTCTTGCTGGTCCAGCCTTGATACCTGACTTGGTTATTCCTAGAAAGGATATACATGGGGAATATAATATAATATTTAGAAAGGACCAAATATTAAAGATGGTTGAGAAATTCAATTCATCTGGGTCTAATAAGAAGATTAACTTCAATCATTCTAATAAAATGATTGATGCTTACATCTTACAAGACTTTATCATCGAAGACCCTGTTTATAATAATGCTCGTTCCTATGGATTCGAAGACCTCCCAGTCGGAACTTACTTTATTGTATGTAAGGTTGAGGATAAATCATTCTGGGATACTTATGTCAGAGAGGAAGGATTCTCAGCTTTCTCTGTAGAAGGATTCTTTGGTATGAAATTGATTGAATTGAGGTCACATATTGATAAGTATTTAGATGAAATACTATCAGAGATAGAAGATATATCATTAATAATAGAACCATCTAGTGATGAATCTAAAGAAGAATTCATTTCAAGATGTATAGGTGAGGAAATAAATAATGGTTATGACCAATCTCAAGCTGCTGCTATATGTTATTCCAAGTGGGAAGACAAAGCAAAGTAATAAAATATCTCTTACATATATATACTATAAGAGACCATAAAATAACTTATATAAATGAATAAACAAGAGTCTATAGAAAAAATTAAGACAACTCTTTCTGAGTTGAAACAATTGGCTCTATCACTAAAAGGAAAGAAGGAAGTTAAACTTGAAGATATCAAGTGTGATGACGGAACTCTCTTGACAATTAATGGTGATTTAGCTGTAGGTGTTGAAGTTTACACAAAAGATGCAGAGGGTAACACAACTCCTGTAAATGATGGTGATTATAATTACCAAGGTCAGAAAATTACAATTCTATCTGGAAAAGTTGATAAAATCGAAGAGATTAAAGTTGAAGAAACCGTAGAATCTCCTGATGACAATGCTGATGTAAATATGGAAGAAGTTAAGACTGAAGAGAAGTTGGAAGTTGTTGAAGAAGAAGTTAAGACTGAGGAAAAGCCTGACGGTGAAGTTGTCGAGGAAGAAAAGACAGAAGAAAAAATGTCAATTGACCAAAGAGTTCAGATGTTAGAAGAAGGAATGGGTAAGATACTAGCCGTTCTTGACCAAGTACTTTCAAAGACTGAGGAAACCTTAACAGAGAATACAGAATTGGAAAAGAAAGTTACTGAATTATCTGCTGAGCCAGGTGATGTATCAATCGAGGAGAAAGTAAAGAAAGCTCCTGTGAAATTATCAGAAGTTGAATTAAGAATCGAAAGATTCAAAAACATGGCTAATAGCCTATAAAAAATAAAAAAAAAGAAATGGAAAAAAGAAAGATTAATTTCGCAGCTTCTTACACTAACATCTCTAAATATGTTGACGAACTTTATGATGGTTTCGTTCCTAATGTTTATGGAAGAGTAAGAACACTTGACCACATTGCGTTGGTTCCCGATGTTAAGTATACAAAAGTTATTCCAACAGTTTCTGAATCAGAAGGTACTTTCGTATCTGCTGCAGCTTGTAGCTCATTCTCAAATGGAGCAACAACTTCTGTAACTGGTGTAACATTAACTGCTGTTTACTTAAAGAAGGAAGAAGAATTCTGTCTAAATGAGATGGAGCAATACTACTTTGGTCAGTATATGAAGAGAGGTTCAGACCAAGAGAATCTACCTTTTGAACAAATGTTCATGGAGAATAAAATGAATGTTATAGCAAAGAGACTCGATACGATGTTCTGGCAGGGTGATAACTCTGTTTCACTAACAGGTATCCTATCAGCAGCTATCACAGCTGGTGCTGTTTCATTAACAGCTTCCACTTTGGGAACTGGTGCTACCGCTTTCGGTATCTCCTCAGCTGTAACAAATGGTATCATCTCTACACTTGATACAATGGTTGATAACCTAGACGCTTCAATCCTAGACGAAGAAGACCTAGTTATTTTCGTTGGTCGTGATGTATTCGATAGATACACAAGAAGTATCAGAAACTTAAACTTCTACCACTGCTCACCTGATGAGATTCGTAATGGTGTAACTCCATTGTTTGGTAAGAATAATGTTAAATTGGTTGCAACCGCAGGATTGAACGGAACTTATAAGGCTCTATTAGCTAAAGGTTCGTGGGTATACTGGGGAACTGACCTAGCTCCATCTGATGAGCCAATCAAAGGTGAATACGATTTCTATCTTGATAAATATCTCCTAAGATATAAAGTTAAGATTGCAACCGGTATAGCTTTCGGTTCAAAAGCAGTAGTAATAAATCTATAATCCATAAGGATATAAAAAAATAAACAAAATAAAATGGCATGTATATTAAATCAAGGTATTGCTCTAGCATGTAGAGATAATACAGGAGGTGTTGCTAGAATCTGGGTTATGGAGTTCAATAGTGGTCTTGTAATGGGATTGACTGGCTCTACCTCTGATACAATCAGCTCTTTCACAGGTGTTACATCATCTGCTTATGAAATTCAACAGGACGTTGAAGTTGCATCTTTCGTTCAACCGATTGAAGCTTCTAACGAAAACGGAACAGTTGGATTCACACAAACACTCGAAATCACCTTACCAAAGATGAATGCGACTCTTAGAAACACAATTAAGACCCTCGTTCAAGGTAAGTGGAGAGTTATAATCGAAGACCAACTAGGACAGTTCTGGTTGATGGGATATAGAAACGCTGCTAGGGTTAACGCAGGTAGTGCTGACCTAGGTAAGGCTTTCCTTGACCTAAATGGTTTGAAAATTACCTTCTCTAACAAAGAAAGTGCGCCAGCCTTCTTGGTAACACAAGCAGCTCTTGACACAATCGCTGTTGATGCGTAATTAGTTATTAAATAAAAGAAAAATCCCTTGGAGTCAATCTAGGGGATTTTTCTTTTATAATATAATTTATTGTAAATATATATACTAATATGGAAGTCATTATCAAAAAAGACCTATTAGATACTATAATTATGTTTAATAGACAAGAGATTCAATTAAGATTTCTAGACAAGTCACAATATTTGAAATTATATTCTACTTGTCCTGAATATTTTGATGTAATAGAACCAATAGAAGTTTTGGATAAGAATATTAAGTCAAGAAAATGGTCTGATATATTTGAAGAAACACCATTGTTTAAAATAAGTAAGAAAAAATAATGTTATACCTAAGTGCAACCCAGAGTCAAGCCTTGAATGTCACATTGAGGGATATACAGACGATATATACATATTATACTTGGAAGATTCGTAATAGTATGACGAATGAAGAGACCATATTTACCCAAGATAATTCATCCTCAAGTCCATACTATCAAACATTCACTCTTTCAGTCTCTTCCCCTCAAGGCTTGACCTCTGGTGTTGTAGATGTTGACCCAGGACAATATCAATATTTCATATATGGGTCTTTAACACCTTATAACTTAGATATAATTGGATTAGAAGAAATAGAAACAGGAATTTTAAATATAATTGGACCTGTTACAGAGCTAACAGAATATGAGGGAAATGCTACTTATAGTATATCTGCTTATACAAGAAATGAATATTAAAAATGTCAATGAGAAACGAGGACAAAGAACAAAATAATAAGTTTTTAAGAGTTGTAAATATGGCCGAAACGGCATATCTTCCAAAATTTGATGAGCAATTAACTCCTAGAGGATATGTATCATGGGGGGAAAATAATCTTTATCCACAATATCTTATAGAGTTATTAAATAAATCAGCTAAGCATAGAGCTATAACTGAGACAAAGGCTCAGATGATTGGTGGAAATGAATGGAACAAAGATAATCTATCTCAAGAAGCTATATCTTTTATTAAGAATAAGAATAGTAGATATGACCTTGATGAGATTTTAGCAAGAGTTGCTTTTGATTTGGAAGTTCATGGTTCTTTTGCTCTAAACGTTATTTGGTCTAAGGATAGAAAATCTATTGCACAAGTTGATTATGTTGATGTTGCCACAATGAGAATATCTCTAGATAAGAACAGAGAGGAAGATGGATATGTAGTTTGTAGGGATTGGGTAAATTATCGAAAGTTTACACCAGTTAAATATCCTAAATTCTCTTCAGTAGACAGAAGTCACGCATCACAGATATTATATATTAAAACATATTCGCCTGGATGTGAATATTACACAGTTCCATCATATGTAGGGGCTAATAATTGGATAGAATTAGAATTTGAAATATCACAATTCCATTTATCATCAGTTCAATCAGGATTTACTCCTGGAATGGTTATAAACTTCTCACAAGGAATACCTTCCGAAGAGGAAATGGATGATGTTGTTAAAAGGATTAAATCAGAATATGCTGGAAGTGCTAATGGTGGTAAAGTTCTCATAACTTTCTCAGATGGGAAAGATAATTCACCAATTATAACTCCTATTGAGTTGAATTCTTCTGATAAAAGATTCATAGAATTGAATAAAAATGTGACTGAGGGTATAATGGCTGGTCATAGAGTTGTAAATCCGGCTTTATTTGGAATAAAGACACAGGGTGAATTAGGAGGTTCTAAGGACATTGTAGACTACTTGAATATATTTAACGCTGAATATGTTATACCAAGACAAAAGTTAATAGAAAAGACATTTAATAAGCTCTTAAGACAAAATGGTGTTACAGATAAACTCTTAGTTAATAAATTTCAATTAGAATTAGAAGTTCAAACATCAACTGCAGATATTCTAGCTGTATTACAATCTGGTATATCAGATGACCAAAAGAGACAAGTTTTGATAACAATAGGTATCCTCCCAGAAGAGGCAAATAAATTAGTCCCAATTCAATGACCTTCAGTGTATTTATAACACCAGAGTATGTTTTTAAGTGGAGTCAGATAGATGATAATATCGACCCCAATTTGATAAACACATATATAATTAAGGCACAAGATATTAATATACAACAGGCTATTGGTAACTCCTTATATGTTAAATTGATGGCTGATGTTGCCGCTAATACCTTAACAGGATATTATAAGACATTAGTTGATAGTTTCATAATGAGAGCTCAATTAGATTGGACAGTTTATCATGCTCTACCTTATATCAATTATAGATTTACAAATAAGGCAGTATCTGAGAAATCATCACCCACTTCTAAACCAACTTCTTTAGAAAATGTTCAATATTTACGTGAAGATATTAGAAACACAGCTGAATTTCTAACTAAGAGGATAAGAGAATATATCATTAATAATCAGGCACAATTTCCTGAATTCTTCTATCCAATTCCAAACCAACTGCAAATTCTTCCAAGAAGAAATAATTATTTTGGTGGTGTTTACTTAAAACAATCTCCACAGAGATATAGAGGTGGTTATTATGATTCACAAAATCCATTTAATGATAGATGCTGCTAATGAAGAAAAAAGAATTCAGAAAAGTTAGTAAGAAATATCTTCTACTTTTAGATAAATATATCAAAGATGAAAAAGAAAAAAAGGATAAAGATAAGGATAAAGGAAATGGTGAAATTTCTCCTTCGTCCGAATCAAAGACATAAAAATAAAAAAACTGACTATCAAAGGTCAGATAAAAAATGGAGAGATGAAGATGAGTGAACAATTTTTATATGTCATTGGTGGTATAATGATTACCATAATTGGATATTTTCTTAAAGAAACAATGGACGACTTAAAGGAATTAAAGAAACAATATTCCTCGACGAAGGGTGAATTAGATATTTTTAAGAATGATTTTACAAATAAACATACTCAGATGTCTGATAAATTTGATGAATTGAAAGACGCTATGTATGATTTAACACAGGAATTGAAAGAATTTCGTAAGGATATATCAGAAGAATTGAAAAAAAAAAGTTAAAAAGGAGATTGCGTGAAATTAGAAAAGGAAAGGATAGACTTCCTGAAAGAATTTATCCTAACATTCAGTAGTAGAAAATCATTATTCTCTTCTAAGAAGATAGAGAGGTTTATAGTATTTTGGGTATTTTTAACTTTATCAGTAATTTATATTTCAATTAATATACATGATATGGAGGCTTGGGATTTTGTTGAGGTAGCTGGACTATTTTTAGTTTATGGTGGAGCTAACTCATTAATGGGATTAAGAGAAAAGAAGATAGACAGTCAAATAGAGATAAATCAATCGGAGGCAACATCAGATGAAGGTGATATAAAAAAATAATAAAAATGAAAAATATAATAGTGATTTTAATTCTTTGTATTTCGAATTATGTAGTAGGTCAGAATGTAGATATAAAAATCAACAAAACTGACGCTGAATTAATAATGCCAAAAGAAGAAGGTATTCTTTCTAATACACATTTCAAGATAGACAATATATATTATATCCATATTGGAATGGAATTGGAACAATTAGGTGATACCATAAAAATTCCTTTGAAATCAATTGGACCAATTGAGGAGTTTTATGTCAGTATAAACGGTGAGGATAGAACAGGTAAAATTCTTCCAGGAATCGATTTTAAGACCACTTATATGGTTTGGAGTCCGATATACCAACAATGGGTTATAAATCGATTTAACAAGACTTATGACATCTTTGGAAGGGAATTAAACTAAACAAATGAGAACGATAATCCTTTGCCTATTTATTTTGATGGGATTGGTTGTTAATTCCCAATCTGTTGTATTTGGAAATATCCTCAGAGAGAATCCAAATGATACAATCTATGGTAAATTAACGATTTATAAATCTATAGACGATTCAACCTATTTATTTAGAGAAAAGCAATTCAGAAATCAGTCAATGGTTTCTTTAGATACAGGAGAATATGTCTTTCAATTTGAATTCAAAGAAAGAGAATTTGTTGAGAGATTAGTAATACAAGATGAGGAATCTATTATAATTTATAATATTCTAGAGAACCCAATTGGATTAGAATTATTTAAATTCAATGATGCCATTTTTCTAAATTCAGAAATGGTTGAATTAGCTATCAGAAATCGGAAGACAGTCTATATCGATTTTGATTTTTAATCAGACCAATAACGCATCCTATTATATTCATTTGATGCCATCTTATAACATTCCTCACATCTAGACTTTTGATTTCCTTTTGGTGTGATATATCTAGATTTTATTTTACATTTAACACACGGTTTATCGGTAAATACTTTAGCTCTATTTTCATTTAAGACACGATTCCTGCGCATCATCTGACTCATACAATATGAACAGTAAGAATTAATTTTTTCTTGTGGCTTACCATATTTATCTGTGCAAATTCTAGGACCCACTTTACATATCCTACATTTTGTTGTGACTCCCCATCTTGGTGGAATTGATTTTGATGATTCATACAAACAATTAAAACAAACAGTGAATTTGAATATCGGTGAGAAATAAATCGTTTCTTTCCCACATGGACATATCTCGTCAGAATGTTGACAACCCTCATATGGTTTACTTTCCTTATTTTTCTTATATTGATTTGCTAAGATTTGTAAATCTTTCCACATTCTTTCTAATTGCTTATTTGGTCTCATATAATTTTCTTCTAATCTACTACCTACTTTATGGGTATATCTATCATAACTGTCCATCTGAAGGAAGTATTGTGCAATAGTTATCATCTCGACAAATATCTCCTCAATAGAAGCCATCCCTTTTCTAGATTCTATTCTATCAACAAATTTTATTAAATCATCTGTAGTCATTTGGATTTTCTTTTATAATGTTTTTTTCTATACTCTTTTAGATATTCCCTTCTTTTATCCTGATAGATTGCATGATATTCTTTAGCGCATGATTGACAATATCCCATAACTTTTCCAGAATCTGTAATATGTTTTTGATTTATCTTACACTTTCCACATGTTAAATCTTTATAAACTCTGTATTTTTTATTAGAATCTCTTTTACAATCTAGACAAGTGAATAGTTTAATACCTCCTCTGGTTACATGTCTTTCGTTTACTTTACATTTTGCACAAGGTTTTGATGGTAATCTTCTTTGTAATTCATAACGGCAATATTTACAATAATTAGTAGACTTTTTTGTTATCATTTCATTATGGCAAATAGAACAATTATCTCCATCTTTGTAGGCATCTATTTTCAAACAATCAAAACATTTATCGTGAAAATTACCAGGTGTTGAATAGGGTCTTTGTGGACACTTAATACATTTAACAACTAAGTCATCAGGTATATTCTGGACAATTCTTTTAAGGTCTTGATACATATAGAATACTTGCTCATTTGATGGCATAACTAGACCATTTCCACATCTATCATATTTTCCTGTTGATAAAAACTGAGCGGCTAAGTCTATTAACTCAACGAAAACTTCTTTAGCATCAGCTAATCCATGCCTAGATTCAATTCTTTCAATAAATTCTTTTAAATGTGTTATACTCATAATGTATATATTATACTTTTTTCATCACTTTTCATCACTTTTCATAAAAAAACCACCTATTTTAATTTTGGAAAAAAATGACTTTTCA